TGTTGTATTTTGCCCGGCCCGTGGGACGACGGTCCGGCCCGTGGGACGACGGTCCGGCCCGTTGGGGGACGGTCCGGCCCGTGGGACGACGGTCCGGCCCGTGGGACGACGGTCCGCTGGGGAGGCAGGGGTTTTTTTGTTGCGCGGGGGTATTCAAGATGGCAGAGCTCTCGAGCCTCGCGGCGCACGATGACTACATGACGCCGAAGAGTGCGTGGGAGGACATACGGCAGTTTATACCTGAGGGGAAAGTGCTGTGGGAGTGCTTCTACGGGGACGGCCGGTCGGGCGTATTCCTGCGTGAGCTTGGGTTCGATGTGATTCACGATGATGTCGATTTTTATGCCAATGACCTCGGGGATGTGCTTGTGAGTAATCCGCCATACTCACAGGGGAAGAGGGTCGTTGCTCGTCTTGCACAGCTCGACAAGCCGTTCATCATGATAATGCCGAGCTCTAAGATAAACACTAAGTACTTCCGAGAGCATTTCAAAGGGAAAGGCGTGCAGATTATCGTCCCAAAGCAGCGCATGCAGTTCACGAAGCTCGTGGATGGAGTGGTTCCTGTTGGGTACCGTAGCCGCGCCTCATTCGATACGTTTTATTACTGCTATAAGATAGGGCTCGAGCGCGACATCACGTGGCTGTAATAAAAAAAGCATGCGGTGCTGTTAAAGATGTACCGGTGGATGACAGTGGAGGAGGTCGAGTCGATGGTGCCGACGATGGAGGCGCACGATGTGAGCTCTGTGGCGCGAAGTCCTCGTGGGTTCATTGCTGCTTATACGGAATTCAAGACTCCCATGCGCATGGCCATAGAGTGGGTGCCTGGTGAGCGAGTGACATGGGCACAGAAGAGGGAGCTGTTCATTAGGCGCACACTGGCCCAGTACAAAAAAAAACCGAGCATCAGGCGGGCTCTTGCACTGATGGCCTGGGCTTATGCTCCGAACCTAAGAGGCCTTAACTGAGGCGGTACGATGTGGTACCCACTCTCTGGTACTGACGGGATGCCACGGTACGGGGTATTGCCTCTCTCTGCAGTGCCGCGAGGGTCTGTGCTGGGGTGCGGGTCTGTACGATTCGGGGAGGCACGATGTACTGGTCGATTGTGTGAACGTTGTCTAGGTTGTCCCTGATCTCGATGGTCTGCACCCGTGTCGCGCGCGTGCGTGCCTCCCTTGCCTTTGCGCGGCGCGCGAGTTCGATGAGGCTCTCTTTGCGGGAGGCATAGCGATTCACGGCATTCGCGTGTGCCCGTTTGCTCACGACCTTGCCTCTGTTATTGAGCATTAGGTCGTCGCGGCGCAGGAGGCCGGATGTCATGCGCGCGGTTCCTTCCCATACCTGGGCCTTGGTCCCGAAGCGAGGCATTTTATAGGTGGAATGTAGGTTTTTTTAATAGAGACTCGTGCGCCTGCCTCCCACCAATGCGCCGCCGCGGTGGCGTCGTCCTCCGATCAGGCCAGCTCCTGCTACTAGGGCAGCATTCCTGGCCGCTCGACGGAGTCGGGCTCTCTCATTGCGTGCAGCACGTTGCGCGGCTGTTGGTGCCGCTCGTGTCCTTGGAGCCGCTCGTGCCCTTGGGAGAGTGGAAACGGCGGATGCAACGGTTTCCCTCAGAAAATCAGACACGGCGCCACTCGAAGCCGCAGCCCGGAGTGTTGCCCTGCGTCTTGCTGCGGCAGCCCTGGCCTTAGCCCTGCGGGCAGCGACGGCCTCTGGTGCAGAACGCGCGGCCGCTCGGGTAGTCTTACGTGCTGCAGCACGCGAGGCCTTCTCTGCTGCGGATAATCTGGCACGGGGAGCCCGCACGTAATTGTACGCGCCCCGGAAGATTGCTCCGCACGCGTCGTTCGCGAGGACCTGCTTGATTGCAGCGTTCCTGAGTCGTAGGTGTGCACCTCTGGGCATTTCTTTTTATGGATATACACTACCGATTTTAATTTCAGATTGTCATAATGACAAAAGGAGAATGAGCTACTACGAAGTCGCTACCGGAATTCCACCGTCTTCGCTTCTTGCATTGTACCAAAAGCAGGGCCTTGCCGACAGGTACGGGGGGTGCTGTATGTGCGCAGGGCAGACTGGTGGCTCGTCTAGCGAGTACAGAAGCTTCATGTCCGACATGATGGCCAAAGGGTACACGCATTCACAGGCAGCGGGGGAATACAAGCGCATGCACCTGAAGGGAGGGTCCATCGAGATCCCGCTCGCAACGGACCGAAGCGGGGCTGTCAACACACCGCATGTAATGTATCAGCTGCCGTGGTCCCAGTCTTTCGGGGACACCGCGGCTGCCGATGCCGAGGCGCGCGCGCGGTACATTGACCATTGGCGCTCTGCGGTACTCTCGCAGAATCGGTGAATTTTACCGATGTAGTTCCGAGAATTTGCGAACTGTGAAAAAAAACGGTGGAGCATAGGATAAAAGCGCAAGATGCTGTCGTTCCGCAAAGGCACGCCCGTCGCCGTTGTGTGCACCGGGTCAGACGAGGGCAAAAAGATATTTATTGCGCCAGACGACGGTGCTCCTGAGCAGAGCTACGACCCGGAGGCGGTGCTTGACATCGCCCCTAGTAAGACACGGGTCATGAGCGTGGCGGAGCGTATGAACATCCGCCGGTACCTCTCGTCTGATCCACCTGAGGAGGCCGCAATGAGCGCGCACATCGCCAAGCTCAAGCGCGAGCTAGCCGTTAAGAACCGATACGAATATTTCAGCGAGGACGGCATGCTGTGTGTGTATCCGAGCAAGCAGAGCGAGCGAGTCTACGTGGCAGGCAAGTCTGGCGCAGGCAAGAGCACGTTCACGGCGCAGTACATTCGCGAGTACCAAGAGATGTTCCCAGACAGGCGCGTGGTCCTGTTCAGCACACACGACGACGAGAAGGCATACAAGAAGCTCAACATCGTGCAGGTCGAACTCGACGAGGAATTCCTTGAGAGTCCCCCGACGCTCGACGAGCTCGCAGAGTGCCTCGTGGTGTTCGACGACACAGACAACCTGCAAGACAAGCAGCTGCAGCAGGCCATCAACGGGGTCAATGCAGACCTGCTTGCCAACGGCCGAAAGTATAACATCCACGTGATCACGCTCGCGCACCAGCTCATGGACTACAGCAGGTCGCGCACGCTCCTGAACGAGGCGAACCGTGTGGTCTTCTTCAACGGGGGAAGCGCGTATCACATCCAGCGCTATATGAAGGTCTACGCTGGGCTCGAGCCGAAGCAGATACGCCGGATCCTGAATTCCAAGTCGCGGTGGACGTGCCTAGGCCTGACCCTGCCGAACTACGTGATAAACGAGCATGAGGTGTACATCATACGCCCTGGGTCATAGAAACGACGAGGTCGTCGGGGGTGATCTTTTCTTTTTTGCAAGTGGCCATTAGGCCTCGGTGGTACGCCTCGGCGCTCAGGCCATCGTTCCATGAGCGCACCACGCAGTGTCGCCCGCACGTGCTCATCTCGTCGTCCTGCATCTTGAACGGACTGTATGCAACCTGTCTTCCGGCGTGGTACAGCAGGCGAATGAGTTCGGGGTGCTCCTGCCCTGACTCGCGCCTGAACCGGGGATCGATGAGATCCAGTGTCTTGTCTGGGAACGTGCCAAACGAGTCGAAGACCTCGGTGCATGCAGACCCCCTGTCGTCGACAGTGTCGTGCACGAGTATCCAGTGCCCGTTCCTCGGGCGCTGCTCGTATAGCAGAGCAAATGGGCGCTCTGGGAGTCTGATCATGGATTTCAGGTCTCCGTACGCGTACGTGCGTCCTGGAAGGAGTGCAGAGAGACGTGTGCCGCTCATAGGCTCCTTTAGTGGGTCCATGAATTGCTTTTTTTTTACCTATTGTAAGAGTAAAATGAGCCAGCAACATCACAGCGTCGACCCCATCTTTGGGGCCAATCTGGTGTATTACAATGCCACCGTAGTGAACAACACAGCAGGACCGCTTCCTGCCGTTGTCAACGACACGCGTGCGCAAGCTATCATCCACGTGCCTGAGCGATGGGAGCTGTCAATCGTCCGATTCGACGTGGACACGAGCCTGATTCCTATTGCAAAGCTCCCAATGCTGCCAGCGAGCACTGAGTTCACTGACTTGAGTATAACCTTCGTGGATGAGAACACGTCGCAGATTATTGGGCCGACGTACGGTGTGTCGTTTACTCTTGGACTCGAGACGTCGATGCAGGCAGTCGTTGACTGCATCAACAGCGCTTTCAGAGACTACAGCTCGCTCGATGGACCAAAGCCCTCCGACCCACCATATGTCTGGTATAACGCAGAGCTCGAATTGCTACAGATATTTACTCCTTCGTCGTGGGTTGAGTCCACTGTAGCGATTTTCGTTAACAAGACAATGCATAGGTACCTTCGAGGCCTGCCGTTCATTTACTACGGACAGCCTGACGGAAGGGATTTTAGGTTGGCGATTGAGCCGTCGTGGCAGGCAGCGGAGAGCGTGCGCCCAGGGTTTCCTGCTGCCATTCAGCCGCCATATGCATCGGCGGGGCTGATTTATAAGACACAAGAGGCCAAGACTCTGAGCTCGTGGAGTGCCGCGCGCAGCATCTACTTGACCACGGACTCGTTCCCGGTGCAGTCCGAAAGCATCCCGAACAGCGTCCTCCTCTCGAACCGTGGGTCTGTGAGCTCATCGAGCATCCCTATAGTCACCGACTTCATTTTCCCGACTGACGGAAATCCGGCAGCAGACCGAGACAGGCTCGAATACCTCCCGACTGCGGAATATCGGATGATCCAGCTCGGCGGGCGTGAGCCAATCATGCGCGTGAATCTGCAGGCCTGGTGGACAGATTTCGCTGGAAACTCGTATCCGATCTTTCTCTCAGAGCAGGGGTCGTTCTCTGCAAAGGTGCTTTTCCGGAAGAGGCTGACCGTGCAAGCCTGAAAAAAAAATACCACGTACAGCCCTGTAAAAGCAAACCCCGATGTCGATTACCATCGAGCGCCTAAACACCCAGCGTGTCGTTGATCCGCGGACGGACTTGAACTCCTACGAGCGCCGGACGTACCAGATCTTCGATGGTCCTTCGGATGTAGGCTACCAGCGCGTGCTCCCTGATGGCGCTCCTAGTGCCTCCTCCATGACCTTCTCATGCAACCCGCCCAGTTCGCGTGTATTCGTCAACCGCCGCGTGATGGTAACGATGACGTTCGAGCTGACTTTCACGGGGACGACCACGTACACGAACCTGCTCCAGATGGCAGGATGCAATGCCCCTCTTGGTGCTGATGGAGCCAACAACTTCGACGGTCCCCGCGCGTACCCTATCGCAAACGCGACCCAGAGCATTCAGGTCTCCCTCAACAACGACCGCCTGTCACAAAACACGAACCGCTTCTACCGCGGCACTACTCGGTATGCAAACCACCACGTGCAGCAGGAGATCGACTACGGCATGACACCGACGATGCTTGACAACGAACAGAGCCTCGACCGACTATGGCCTCTTGGAATCTCGCCGCTTTTGCCCTACGGTACCACGCCAAACCAGACTACTCGAGCTGGATTTGCTGGAGTCGAGATCGTCTCAAATACGGACACACAGTCTGTCGTGCGCCTCACGGTTACCGAGCCGCTGTGGCTTGCGCCGTTCCTGTTTGCCCGAGGTGCTCAGGACACAGGCCTCATTGGCATCCAGACGATGAGCGTCACGCTCGCACTCGGTGGTCGTGGCAATGGCGTATTCGGTGGTCTTGCAGGCGCGCTGTGGTCCCACGTCGGAGGAGCCGATAACGAATCGAACATCACCAACGTCTCTGTAGCTGTGGCTAGCGCTGAGATGCTGTTTTCGTATCTCACACCCGACACGCTGCAAATTATCCCCGAGATCAACAACTACCCGTATTCGGAGCCGATCGTTTACACGCAGAGCTTCACGGCACCGATTGCCTCAGGTGGTACTCAGCAGCTCGAGTTCAATAACATCCAGCTGAACAGCATCCCGTCGCGAGTGATCATCTTCGTCGGCGAGCGCGACCAGGATTTCGACTACACAAAGACGGACACGTTCTGGGGTATCGAGAACGTCAACCTTTCATTCGACAACCGCGACGCAATCCTGAGCAACGCTTCGAGCCGCGACTTGTTCAACATTGCCGCGAAGAATAACTCGAATTTGACGTGGACTCAGTGGTCTCGGCATACAGGATCGGTTCTTGCTCTCGACTTCGGCGACGACATCCCCCTGCGCTCAAACCAAGCCGTGGGCCTGCGCGGATCTTACAACTTCCGCATGTCTGTGACGGCGCGCAATCTCTCAGGGGTGGCGCAGTACCCGCAGCTCACCGTACTCGTAATCTCGACGGGTGTGATGACCGTTGCGCAGCAGAACGTGGTTCGCTCTGTGGGCATCTTGTCGAACGAGGACGTTCTCAACTCGAAGACACAGCCGGCCATGCCGTATCGCGCCACGGGCGACCTTTACGGTGGGGGATGGTGGGATGACTTCAAAAGTGGATTCATGAGCGTCATTCGCCCCGTCGCAAATATTGCGTCGAAACTTGTGCCATTCGTTGCACCCGAGTTTGCCCCCGTAGCACAGGCGATCAACTCGGCAGTAGGGAATGGGATTATCGGAGGCAGGATGATCGGCGGGCGAAGGGTCTCCCGTGCTGCACTTGCGCGCGCGCTTCACTGAAAAAGGCATTTGAAAAAAAACCTCCGTGCGTATAGATTTAAAAAAGGAATCGCGGAAGAATGGACCTTCGTCTACTCAATGCAGGCAACAGTGCTGACCGGGCCCAGACCTATCAGTGCAACTTCGGGAATCTGAGCGCGAACAGCGTCGACGCGAAGGACCTAGCGGCGCAGGAGGTCGATGGTCTCATCGTTTCAGCGGCTGACTTCACGCTGCGTCAAACCTCGCTGTCGCTTCCCCGCGCTGTACTAAGCCTAAAGGCGATCCCGACCCCGTATGTCTTGACTGAAACGAGCGGGTCGTTCGTCATCTCAGGAGCAAGCGTCTTGAATTACTCTCCCCTTCCAGTATTCGCTGTTGGGCAGGTCCTCGAGTTCGTATGCTCTGGTCAGGTCATTACGAATGACGGCATCAAGGATTACATCATTGCTCCGTGGTTCAAACTCGCTACTCCGGTTTCGCAGTCTGAAATTTACGCGGGGCTCGACCTGCAGGCAAACGAGGAGGGGGCTTCAAGCTACACGTTCTCGAGCATCGTCACAATCACGGCTGTTACTCCGACGACGATCAACTTCGGCTATAGCTCGCGACAACAGCGTTCGTGGACAAACGTGAGTCATCCTGATGCTACGTTCTGTGAGTCAGGCGAGCACGAAAATGTGCCGTATGACTCGTCGGCAGGGAAAACCCCATTCACGTCTATCGTCATCTGCATCGGAGATGGTGGAATTGCATCAGGAAAGAACGTGAGTGTTGTCGCCATGACGAGCTACGTCCGCCTGCTTGCTGGCCCGTCCGGCTACACTCTACCCACTGTCTAAACGCTACACGACGGCTCCCTTAGTATCTCGCCCACTGGCGACCCTTTTTTTTGCTCTGTTGGTGGGCTGTTCTCTATTACGCATGCAGAGAAGCAACAAGACACAGAGCGGCACCTGGAGTACCGAATAGCTCCGAATACACCAAGAACGAGCGTGGTGGTGCCGCCGATTATGGCTAGCACGTCTGCGGTGCTAGTGATGATATTTCCCATTTTTTTTAACGTGTGCCACGATAAAAAACACTGTTACCTTATAGGAAAGGATGGATATACGAAGCATCAACCAGGGAGACTCAAACGATAAGACGAGCCTGAGACCAAGGTTCAACCGTGTTTCCGCATCCAAGTTCCTACAAGAGAAGCCAGACGGATCATATGTCCCGATAGGAGAGGATCCAGGTCCGCCTGGGCAGGCTGCGACCGTTACAGTGGGAACTACAACGACGGTGAGCTACCCGGTTCCGTGCAATGTAACAAATAGCGGTACCAGTAGCGAGGCCGTGCTTGATTTCACGCTATCTAGAGGACCTGCTGCCACGGTGGCAGTGGGCACAACATCCACGCTCGTCCCAGGAAGCTCTTGCTTCGTAAATAACGTCGGCTCGAGTAGTGCAGCAATCCTGAATTTCGGAATAGCCCAGGGCCAGACGGGAACCCCTGGCGCTGCGGCGAGCGTAATGGTTGGGTCTACGACAACCCTGCCTCCTGGCACACCGTGCAGCGTGAGTAACTCAGGCACGTCCGAGGCTGCGATCCTTAATTTCGGGATCGCACAGGGCACGGCGGGCACCCCTGGCACCCCTGGCGCAGCTGCTACCGTGTCGGTTGGCACAGTGAACACGGTGGCGCCTCCAGGACCCCCTACCGTAGTGAACAGTGGGACGGCGAGCGCTGCAGTGCTTGACTTCGGTCTCGTGCAGGGGGCAGACGGAGTTAGCGCGACGATTGCAATCGGAAACGTTACAGCGCTACCTCCAGGATCCGAGCCGACTGTGGTAAATGATGGAACCGAGACTAACGCAATCCTTGCATGGGGGCTCGTGACAGGGGACACCGGAGAGACCGGTGCGAGCGGCGCAGACGGCGCGGCCGCAAGCATTGCAGTGGGGTCTGTGGTCACTCTTGCTCCAGGGTCCACCCCCACCGTCGTGAATGCGGGCACAAGCTCCGCCGCTGTGCTGGACTTCGGTCTAGTGAGCGGGGCAGACGGGCAGGATGCGACGATTACAGTAGGAACAGTCACGGCCCTCGCACCTGGGTCTACGCCGACCGTGGTAGACAGCGGGACGCCTGGATCTGCTGTGTTTGATTTCGGTCTTGTGACTGGCGACACTGGGGCGACGGGGGCAGGCGGGCCACCGGGCCCAGACGGCCTCGCTGCGTCGATTGCAATCGGCACAGTTTCAGCCGTCGCGTATGGGTCTGCCCCGAACGTCGTGAACGTCGGCACACCAACGGCCGCGGTGCTCGACTGGACACTCGTGACGGGGCCGCAGGGGCCACCTGGGTCGAGTTCGAGTGTGCTGGAGTACCAATTCCAGACTGCAACAACACCCCCTCCTGGTAATGGGCACATCAGGCTCGACAATACGCCAGCTCTCACTAACACGATTTACGTCTCACACATTGACGGGAACGCTGTCGACCAGGACTACATCCTGCAGCTTGTGCAGACCGGCTCTAATCTCATTATCCAAAAAAAGAACAATTCCGCGATTTTGTACACGTACGAGGTACTGTTCCACGTCGTAAACACTGGATACATCCGATATGAGGTGAACTTCGTGAGCGCAGCTGGCACACTGGCAAACAATGACCAGGTCATCCTTCTACTTGTGGCTGTGGGCCAGCCTGGGACAGCGGCAACCGTGAACGTAGGTACGGTGACTCAAGTCCCGTATGGTCCGACTGCGATCACCGTGACGAACTCAGGAACAACATCTGCGGCCTTGCTCGATTTCGTTCTATGCCCAGGTCCCGACGGTGCCCCAGGCGCAGACGGCGCGGCCGCGACAGTGGCAGTGGGCACCACGAGCACACTAGCCCCAGGAGCACCTGCGACCGTGGTGAACAGCGGGACGAGCAGCGCGGCCGTGTTGGATTTTGGGGTGCCCGCGGGAGCGAGCGGTCCTGCAGGCAGCGCGGCAACTCTGACGATTGGTAGCACTACGACACTTCCTGCCGGATCCTCAGCCACAGCATCAAATTCGGGTACGTCGAGCGCCGCGATCCTGAACCTGGGTATTCCTATCGGAGATCCAGGATCTGCCGCGACCATCGCAGTGGGAAGCGTGTCGAGTCTGGCTCCCGGATCAACCCCGACGGTGACAAACGTGGGGAGCTCGAGTGCTGCAGTGCTAAATTTCGGCTTGACAGAGGGAGCGCAAGGCACTGCAGGCCTCGGAGCTACTGTTGCCGTGGGTACGGTGTCGACGCTCGCAGCCGGAAGCCCTGCGACGGTTACGAATTCAGGCACACCGAGCGCGGTAGTCCTGAACTATGGCATACCACAGGGACAGACTGGATCACAAGGCTCTGCTGCAACGGTGGCCGTGGGTACTGTTTCGACGCTAGCAGCCGGAAGCCCTGCTACCGTGACAAATTCAGGCACGCCGTCCGCGTCTATATTAAACTTTGGAATCCCCCAGGGCCTGACTGGAACAGGTGCAACGGTGTCCGTAGGTACTGTGTCGACACTAGCAGCCGGAAGCCCTGCTACCGTGACAAATTCAGGGACTCCGTCCGCGTCTATCTTAAACTATGGAATCCCCCAGGGCGTGACTGGGTCACCAGGCTCTGCCGCGACTGTGACAGTGGGTACTGTTTCGACGCTAGCACCAGGAAGTACTGCAACCGTGACAAATTCAGGCACATCGTCTGCTGCAGTGTTGAATTTTGGACTAGTAACGGGAGCTACCGGAAGCGGATCTAACATCTCTATCGCAAACACGGCAACGAGTATCAGTGCGCGCCTATTGTTCACATCGACTGCAAGCGGTAGCACAGCGAGCGTTCTGAACACGCTCGCGTCAGGGCTTACCATTGTACCTTCGACAGGCATCGTGACTTCTACCGCTGGCATAGTTGCTCCTTCGTTTACGGGTGCCCTTATCGGAAACGCCACATCGGCTACAAGCGTTACGAGTTCTAACACGTCGACGAGCGTGACTCGTTTCGTAACATTTTGCTCTTCGAATACAGGCTCTGTCACGACCGACCTGCAGACAGGTGGTCCTGTGTCTGGAACACAGCTCACCTATCAGCCAAGCACTGGGCTGTTGACTTCGGCGTCTATGGCTGCAGCGACGTTTACTGGGGACCTTGTTGGGAATGCATCGTCCAGCACGAAGCTGTTCGCCTCTACTACAGGCACATCAATCACGAAGTTCCTTGCACTGACAAGTAACAACTCGGTCAGTACCGCGTCTGACTTTGTTACATCAGGGACTCTTAGCTATGTCCCGTCAACTGGTACGCTTTCTACCACTGTAGTGACGGCTACGACGTTCAATGGCTCGTTCGTCGGAAACGCATCGTCGAGTAGCTCAACGTTCACGCAGCGCGACGCAGCAAACAGTACACGGTACGTTAATTTTGGAACGATCGATTCGCTGGCTGGAGCTAATGACTCCCTGCGCACGGCTACACTATTCACGTTTCTCCCGATCTCTGGAATACTCAGTGTTCCATCTGTAGTTAGCACTACATTCACAGGGGCACTTGTCGGAAACGCATCGTCTAGCACGGCTCTGTTTACGACTCGAGACATCGCAAATTCTACGCGGTACATAACGTTCGGAAGTCTTGACTCTGCAGGAGGGGCTAACGACACTCTGCGCACGGCTACCGCGCTAACTTTCGTTCCTCAGTCTGGGCTTCTTTCGGTTCCTGCCGTGACGAGCACCACATTCACAGGTGCCCTCGTTGGTAATGCGTCGTCTAGCACGCAGGTCACAACCCAGCGCGATGCGGCCAATCTCACCAGGTACCTGATTATGTCAGGAACAGACACCGCCTCGGCGACTGCTGCATCTCTACTCACAGCGACAGCTCTAAATTATAATCCCCTTAGTTCCACGTTGACGTGTGTAAATGCAGTCGTGAGTGGAACTCTTACAGCAAGTGCGTCGAGCGCAGCTTCGCTAGCAGGCGGACTAGCCGGGTCCATTCCTCTACAGTCTGGCCCTGGTGTCACAACGATGCTCGGGATTGGAACGGCGGGGTTTATATTACGGAGTACAGGGACTACGGCGGCATGGAGTACCCCAGGTGGCACGTCGTGCTCGTTCGGCGGGCAGGTTATTGCAGCCGGCAACATCCTCGCATGCGGAGTTCCTGTTGCCCTCACGTCATCTGTCGTTTTGAACTCCGTTCTTGGGACTGCGCAGAACACGTATGTGATGCCTTATAGCGGAATCCTTGTAAGCGCGTCGTGTTACTCCGCAACTAGCTCTCCTGCAGCGACTGCTACAGTCCATGTTGCAGGATCTGCGACTCCTACGGTCACAATCGCCGCTGGGTCCTTTACACCAACAGGCACACGGCAGCTAACACTTTCGTCTACAACCACGACGGCTGCAATTGGACAAACGGTGGAAGTTAGGATAAACGGAGGAGTGACAGGCATAACGGTGATAAACCTGTTTTTCGCCTAAAAAAAACCGGAGATAAGCCTGTTAAAATGGTAGCCAAAAAGAAGGTAGTCAAAAAGAAGGCGAAGCCACGCGCGAAGCGGGCCCCCTCAGCCACGGCGCTTGCAACAGCTGCACTCAAGCGCGCGCAGACCAAGTCTGTCATGGAAGACGTCAAGTCGAGATATGCTGCTAAGTACGGCAGGGTGCCAACTGAGGCAATGGCCCGCAGCATCATGGCGGCAATCGCTGCAGGCATCCCAATCGACGCGACCTTCCGCGATCCTGACCCCCTAGTAGTAGCTCCTCCAACGCAGACACAGGTCCCTCTCGTCGCACTCAATAGCGGACCTCTTGGACAGGCTGGAATGCCGCGGGTTGTACCTGCCGCACTGGTCCCGCAGGTTGGCCCGGCTCAGGGTCAGGCTCCTTTTGACAGAGCAGCTGCCGCAAATAGGAGGCTAGCCGCGCTCATGCGACAGCTTAACCCCCCGGCAGTCGCTCCTGCCTTGGCTCCCCTCGTCGGAGAGGTTAGTGGCCCAATCACCGGTGCACTTCGTGGAAACATTGTTCGTGAGAGCGCAGGCGTTAGTCGAAGGAAGGATCCGAGCGCTGCACTCCAAGGAGAGCTTAGCGGGGCACTCGGGCAAGCGCGACAGCTCGCTGCACTCCAAGGCGAGCAAAGTGATGCCATGAGGGGCCGACCACGCGCTGTACTCCAAGGCGAGCTTAGCGGGGCACTCGGGCAAGCGCGACAGCTCGCGGCACTCCAAGGCGAGCAAAGCGAAGCAATCAGGGGACGACCACGCGCTGCACTCCAAGGCGAGCTTAGCGGGGCACTCGGGCAAGCGCGACAGCTCGCGGCACTCCAAGGCGAGCAAAGCGAAGCAATCAGGGGCAGACCTGTGACTCAACCCCCAGTGCTCGTCCAGGATCCTGTGTCCGCTAACACAGGACTCTCTACGGCCAGACTGCAGCAGCGAGACAATGAGCTCACGATCCTGCGCGAATCGAGGGCTGCCGCAGTGCGCGCTATGCAGGACCAGGCGAGAGCACAGGAACGGCCGAACGTGAACCCTCGAAAGCGTAAGTCAGAGCGAACAGAAGACGACGTGATTCGAATCTTGCAGGGATTAAATGTAGTCGCGGAACCTCCTGCCCCGATTCCCATCCCGCCACCACCTCCTCCTCCTCCTCCCGTCGACGAGCGCGCGGAATTCCAGGCAAGGAAGGCGGCGCATGAGGCAGGCCTGCAAGCTGCTCGCGAAAGGCTTCGCGCGCAGGAAGCCGCTGTGTACCAGCAACAGATGGCCGCGAGGAATCCCCCGGCCGTTGACACAGGTGATGTGTCGATGAACTTCGGACAGGACCCGCGCGAGGCAGTGCTCCCCGCGGAGGGAGAGGTCGGGTCGTTCGACGACCTCGGTGAGGGCTCCAAGATCCAGTCCATCGCTTTCCCGATCGGCGAGTGGTCCTCGGCATCCGCTCTCAGGTGGCTCCGCGCTCACGGATTCGTGCCACAAAAAAAGGGAGAAGCGAAGGCTAACTACCTTCGCTATCGAATCCGCGCGCCACGCTTCTCCAATTACATTACAAGGGCCGTACAAAGCAAGGGCCGAAAGATTCACCTGATCATCGGCGTCTGAACCACACCGACTTTTTTTTTTCTTGTCTCACACAAAGCTGTCTGGAACCGTGAAGTGCTGGTGGAACTCCTTGTGTGCCCACTTAACCCCCCACTGCGCGCTCTTGGCGTTGAGCATCTCGAGGTCTAACGCATGCGCGGCGATGAACCCGTCGAACGTCAGCGACCTCACCACGCCCGGGGCGAACCCCTTGACGACGTGTTGCAGGATGTCGTTCTCCACCTTTGCCAGGTGCTGGCTCATGTTTGATCCCAGCGGGTTGTCCGAGTCTGTCTTCGGGTACTTATACGCTGCCATGATTGCTTTCTGCAGCGCGGCGAACTCTGGGTTGAGCGCGCGCACGAATGGATTTTCGTGTGGCTTAGGGGTATCTTGGAACATGCCCATCAGGATGTCCAGCTTGTCGAGACCCGTCTCTGCAAGCACCCCCGCTCGGTCCTCAACGTATCGCTCTAGATTTGGGCACGATACTCCGAGCTGACGCGCCTCATACACGAGGATGGCCGGCTGGCAGTTGATGATGTCGTGGTCGACTGCTCCCGTTGGTATCAGGAGGGGGCCGCGCAGCGTCTTTGGAAGGGCGCCGTGTCCTCGACCTGTCACACGACCCCACGTCTTGCGCTCAGTCGAGGATTTGTCTTTGCTTAGCTTACCGTATCGGTATGTTATCGGGACCCATCCTCCGTACGCCACCACTTTCTCGCAATACTCGCGGCTCAGGTTGAACGAGTTGGTCTTCTGCTCGTCGTACCGCCTGTCCGCGTAAGGCTTGCCGAACATCTTCACCTCTTTCATGTACCGAGGGTTCAGCTCCCGCTCCTTCCTGAGCAGCTTGTAAAGCTCGCGCTCTGTAAGGCTGCACACGTAGCGCGCCACACGCAGGTCTGACTTCTCGATATAAGTCATATCTGTGGCAACTGGCTCTTTGAAGAGCTTGATCTGTGAGAGCCTGCGCCCGCGCGACACCCCTGTGTACAGCACATTGTTGTTTGATGCTGCCTCCACGGCTATGAACACGTTTCCCTCCACGGTCTCTCCCTGGACGCTGTGCACCGTGTACCCGTGGCGGAGCTCGCAGTTCTTGCCTTTTCCTACCTCGAGCGGGGCTTCGAGCGCGTGCACTATGTCGCCATTGTAGAACCTGCCCGCCTTCTTCGTGACCATGAACTTCGGAGCCTTGCCTGCTGCGCTCATGTATCCGGTGATTAGGTCCTTGACGTCGTTGCTGTGGCACAGGATCATGTCACGCTTTGGGTCGTACTCGGCCAGGATGGCCTCTAGCTCAAGCGTGGGGAAGGCATCTCTTGCGATTCTGCTCCCTGAGCCGCGCACCTTGATCTCGTCCCGAAGATTCTGGAGCACATCCAATAACAACGGGCACCTGCACCGCCAGTTATGGGCCAGCGTATGTGTACGCTCGCACTTTTCTGGATTGAACGGCAGGCGAACCCGTGCACCAGGGACGTCGAAATGAGGGACTTGGCACGGGTCTCCCGCGTAGATTATCATTGCGTGGGGGTACCTGGAGCGGAGGAATTCTTGGTCGTCCTCTGTGAGCGTGGAGCACTCATCGACCAGGAGTATGCTGTAGTGCTTGAACCTGCGCCATTTCGGGTTCATAGTCATGAGGCTCTTGTGGGGCGCAGCGTCGACACCGTACTCGAGACGCTTGTTGGCGCAGAGCTTGTGACTTGGACCTGAATATAGAACGCTCCCCTTTGGAATTCCCTTGTCTGTGAGCACGAAGTGGGTTTTTCCTGCACCTCCAGGCCCCGTGAGATACAGAGTGTGCCTGCTGTCGAAGTCCTCGCCCTCTGTCTCCTCGAGGTGCGGGCTTGAGTGGATGTATCTTGTGCCTGGGATATTGGTCTTCATGAGCTCGTCCTTGATCCTGAACACGTTGCGAAGCTCGAACTCGTGCGGCTCGAAGTAAACGGCATCACATGCCACACGCTTGACCTTGGGGAGCTGCATCGCCCGCAGCTGCTCGATTGTGTTGATGCGCGTGCAGCTGACGATGACCCCCGAGATGTGGGCCATGTGCAGGGCCTTCTCCCGGTCGTACGTGATACACAGCTCGTCGAGGTTCTCGAAGTAGTGCACATACTTGGCCATCGGCGAGGTCTTTGCCTCGTGCGCAATGTGCGACAGGAACTCGCGAGTTCCGCGCACGTACCAGCGGTCGATGTCCTTCTTCATCATGGCACGCCCGACCCACGTCGCGTACAGTTTAGACTCGCCATCAAGCTCGAGCCATCCGTCGTCGTCGAAACTGAACTCCCTTCTGCGCCCCCACGCCCCCGCCACGATTCTGAACGTCGCGCCCATGCTGGTCAGGTATGCAATCTCACAACTTGGGTACACGCAGCCGTCGACGTACACGCCCCCGAGAATCTTGTCGACCTCCTCGAGATTGGTCCCGAGCACGATGTCCGTGATCTGGTAATACCCAGGGCCGCGGACACGGTCAGTCTTGCGGTGGTCCGTGAAGTCAAATACAAACCCGTCGTACCACTGGCAGCTCTGGAAGTTACGGTATGCACGCGCCTGATCGATGCATGCGTACTCGCGATTCCCACTCTGAATGCCGCCACACGGCAACGCTAACGCGTACCCGCTCGTGTCTGCAGTGTCGACGTGCCCGTTCATGTGGACTCCGGCGCGTATGAACGCAGACAGGCGCGGGTTTTTCTTGTCACAGATCCACGCGTTCTCCATCCCGAACTTCTCGAGCTGCGCGCGCACGAAGTCTCCATGTGGCGCCTTGACTTTGAACGTACCCTCTGCCGTGCAGACAGCAACAACACCGCTAGCGTTGCGCTGAGTCATATGCCACGTGTCAGTCTCACCGAGCTGCTTCCATTTAGACTCAAGCTCTTCGCGTGTGACATGAACCACGTTGTTCATCGTCGTCTGTTCGACGTGGCCAATCCTCACGTTTGTCAGCTCCACGGATCCGATCTTGTTCGACGCGGGCTCGAAGACACGCGGCTCACGGATGCACGGCGTGATGACCGTGATCTGGATGCACGTCCTGTCTGCCACACTCTGCAGTTCTGCATCACTCACTCCGGTCTCGTGGTACTCGACGAGCATCTTCTCAACCTTCTTGGCGAGGCGCGTGAACTTGACGCGCTTCTTTTCGCCCGTCGCCGAGTCGCGCTTAGCTACGATGTACGACAGGAGCGGGGCAATGACGCAATTGAGAGCGCCGTCGCGGTAACGCTGGAACACGTACACGGCAGGCATGGCCTGGCCTTCCACGACGCTGATGGATAGGAGGTCTCGCCTCCTGTTAGGGTAGAACACCTCACGGTAGAGCAGTCCGTCGTCGTCATCGATCTGCTTAGCGGTAAACGTTTTTGTCTCATCATACGGCTCACCGATAGGCTCTTGGGTCTCTGGGTTCTTGTTGCGTCTGGTGGCAGTGATGATGAATGGGGTGTCAGGCTGTCCGGCGGCGACGAGCTCCGACGCGCGCAGGTTGAGGCGTGCTTCGGTGAGCTGCATGTTGTCGAGCGGCCTGACGATTTGGCGACCGCGGTCGTAGCGTACCGCCTGGTCGACGGCCGCAACGAGCTGGGCAAGGTCTTGGCGTTGGGCTTGGCGCTGCGGAGCAAGCTGACGGATTGGCTCGTCACGAACCACGACGAGAGGCGCAAGTGGCGCGGCGCGCAGTGGGGCGCGGCGGACTTCGGGCGCATCGGAGAGGAGCTGGAGTCCGTTCAAAAGTTCAGTCTCGTTTCGTGCCAGTAAACGGGCAGCGCGGCGGCGTACGTTGCGCGGGTCATCGGAAACCTGGCGGGGTGGCATCTATTACCCCTGGGGGAGAGAAAAAAAAAGGCTCCCTGCCGCGCCTCCGCCCCCTCCCCCGATTTTCCCTACCTCATGACGATTCCAACCAAGAGACCCAGGATACCGCCTCCCACAGCGGCCATCGTCGCGCCGCCTGACGGTACGTCGGGGTACGATTTATAGCGCCGCGCCTCGGGGTGCGCCAGATGCCAGGCATCCAGCACCGCCTTCTTCTTCATCTCCCTATACTCCGGATCCTCATACCTACGGCGGGCATACTCACGAGCGCGTGCGCGTCGGCGGTCAGCGCGCGACAGCGGGGGCGTTGCCTCCGGCTCGGGCATCATCATCTCAAACTCCATCTTGCTCTCTAACGCTACGTTTTTTTTCCAGCCCGCCATGCCGCGGTCCCAGGATCACCAGGATCCAGACGTGCAGCGGTGGCAATCCCCGAGACCCTGGTCGTAGCAGGTCGAGCACACGTACACGTCATGCCTGCACAAGGTGATAACGCGCAGCCGTGGCTCGAGGCAAGAACTGCAGACGTAGCCGAACGCAGAGGCATTCAGATCGTCGTAGTAATAGTGACGGTGACGGTAATTTGTCCTCTTCACGTGCGGCCTATCGGTCATCCAGAACGCGACGCGCGCGAGGTAGTACGGCATCGGGATCTCGTACTCAATCAGGTCACGGACGCGCTCTTCCTCCTCCGTGTCCGGTATGCCGGCATACTCCAGGAGCATCTGCGCCTTGTCCGCTCTCACTCTCGCGCAGTACATGCCGGACGGGTGAGTACACAGCGCCCACCGGTTGAAATGACACACGGGCAGGGCCACGACATAGCGCAAACTGTGCAGCAACTTGCTCTTATGTTCTTCCTTATACAGGTCGTGTGCCATTCCGAGCACCTTCCTGACGATGTCCGCCGGTAGTACACGGGAAAGCGCCATCGCCGCGGCCTCTGCGGTTCCTTTCATCTTGACCAATACCCACCAACAAAAAACCCCCCGGACCGCCGCCGGACCGTCGTCCCACGGGCCGGACCGTCGTCCCACGGGCCGGACCGTCCCCCAACGGGCCGGACCGTCGTCCCACGGGCCGGACCGTCGTCCCACGGGCCGGGCAAAATACAACAAATAGCCAGATCCACAGTCCACGTGACACGATTCGTGTCTCATGGTCCGCGGACCGTCGCGGACCGTCGCCACGGTCCCAGGGGCCTTACACGGGAGACACAAAACCACAGTTTTGGGGGG